CAATCTTTTCTGCTGGAACGGCTTTTTTAGCACGTGGCGCACGATTGACCTTGGCTTCTTGCATGAGCATGGTACAGGCAGTTTGTATTTCAGTTAAGAAAGCAATAAATGCCTTGATCTGCTTACGGCTACGATGACTGTATGCTTCGCGTAACTGTTCATCGCCTTTGCCGCTAGCCAGCTCTTCAAGTTCTGCCAAATCACGAGCATAAAAGTCGCGAATGATACGAGCGTGGGCGGCCTTGGCCTGGCAACCTTTTAGAACATTAAGCACCTTAAATGCTTTTGGATCAAACGCCTCTGGATCATTTTGAAAAGACTCGTATGCGGTTTCTAGTTCTTCAGTCATGCCTAGTGCAACTTCACGCAGGCGTTCTTGAATACTTGGAGTATAAACTTCTTTCTTGTTAGCTTCTTTTTCAGCGGCTAGTGTTTCTGGATCAATATCGTTTTTACCTTCAGCAAGAACCTTGACAATCTCTGCTCTCATCCATGCCGCAGTGTCACGACCGTTATTAAAACCAGCACGTTGCGGAGTCATTCCGCGATTCAAACAGGCCGCAACAGCACCCATTGTGGTGCTAACACGATTGTCTTTGACTTTCTTAAATGCCGCAATGTCAGCTTTGGTACACCCTACAGTTTCCATCCACTTGATAACAGTAGGCTTATAGGTTTTGATTTCGCTTTCAAGGCGATAGTAATCCATTGAGCGTTTGAAGTGGCGGTGGAATGTGTTGTCATCCCAAGTTTCGCAACCTTCCCAAACAGGACTATGATCTTTAACTGCACGAGTACGGTGGGCGGTAACTTGCTTTTTGGTTACACGGGTTTTTGTTGCTGTCTTTGTTGCCATTTTTGCTCCTAAGTTAACTAAACAATAAACATATTATATAGTCAAACGGCCACTTTGTCAAGCTCTTTTGGGCTAACCTTAGAGGCTAAAGTTGATTTTGGTAATGTTTTCGAACTTAAAACTACGCCATGCCGTAACATCTGTTGTCCAAACTGTGCATAAAGTATCTGAGGTTTTTGGATCCTTTACTTCTGGACAAATACCTTCTTTGAGTGTACACTTCATTTCACGAATGGTTCCGTCTACTTTTTTAAAGGTAACTTCGACATTTTCATGCATATTGAGTACACCTAACAACCATTCACGGAACAGTTTACGTTCTTCTTCATTGGCTGTTGCATACCAGGTATCGTTAAAATCTGCTAATTCTGTAATATTTGTCATATGTTCCTTAAAATATCATGTCGGCGGCAATGATAAATCTATTCTTGCTCGATTGTGGGGGCATTGGCCTATGCCAGATTTTTCCTGGATAGATTAACCAACTAAAGTTTTGAGGTTCTGCAACCCACCGTTCCTGATGCTCCATACCGTTGACAGCAAACTCAGTACCGCATTGACTTCTGTCTTGTACATCATCTGGAATGTGCAGATACCAAATGCCTGAGAGGGCTCTTTCATTATCGTATTGGTGAGTATGCCAGAGATCATCTCTGTTTTCTACAGTGTCAGTAGAAGTCCTAAAACTCCAAGACTGTATTTGATCAATTTTTACTTCTTTCTTCAAATACATAAAGCAACTAAATGTAAAGCTCATTCTAAACTTTAACCAATGTTCACCTGGATGATTAAAGATATTGATGTTAGTTTGATATGGAGGACTATTTTTAAAGTAGTCGCCATTAGCAATGACCTGGTCAATATCAAGCAATGCTTGATTTTGATCTTCAGCAGTGATTAGACTGCTGAAGTCAAAGGTCTCAACTGTCTCCCAACCGTTTTGATAGAGTAGGGTCATGGACGTTTGTCAATAATTTTGTCAACTAATCCGTAGGCTAATGCTTCCTCAGCTGACATAAACGTATCACGATCCATATCACGTTCAAAGTCTTGATAGGTCTTGCCTGCGGTATTGTGTTTGACATACAGATCAGTTAAGATAGTTTTCATCTTGGTGATTTCTTTGTATTGGATCTCAATGTCGCTTTGCATGCCACGAGCACCACCACTAGGTTGATGTATCATGTGTCGGGCGTATGGCAGCATCCAACGCTTGTTTTTCGCACCCGCTTGAGCTAGGAAACTTCCCATGCTACAAGCCTGACCCATAACAATAGTACAGACATCGGGTTTGATAAACTGCATAGTATCATAGATGGCCATACCAGAGGTAATAACTCCGCCTGGACTGTTGATATAAAAGTAAATGTCTTTTTCGTTACTTTCCGATTCAAGGAATAACAACTGTGCAACAATAATGCTAGCTGAATGGTCATCAACTGCACTGTCTAACATGATTACACGATCCTTTAATAGGCGCGAGTAAATGTCATAAGCACGTTCACCTTTGTTAGTGGATTCAACCACCATTGGTACTAGATTAGGCATTGTTTTCCTTTAAGAGTTTATATTGATTAAGTTTGTAAAAATACAACTGATCGATACGATCAGTTTGAATGAGTGTTTCAAATGAGCAAGTGCCGCGTTCTTTGATTGCTTCGTCAAACATGCTCATTAAGGGATTGGTCATTTCTAAGTCGACACAATACAAATAGTCAGCATCATCTTTAAACCAATAACGAGTTGACCGACGCTTGCCTTGCCATCCGTTTGTTGTCTTTAAGAATGATACTGTAACATGTACTTTACCCTTAACATGATTGATGGTAGGAATATCTTTGGTTGTATTAAGTGTCTTTTTAAAATCGTTATAGATCATATCTTCCTCGTAAAACCATGGCAGTTTTACGTATATACCTATATCTTTCTTTAAGACCTCTCGAGTTTGACTTTCTAACAGATAGTGAGCACGTTGACGGAAAGAGCTCATGCTTCTATTACTAGACAGCGAGGTCCAAAACCATTGTTTTGTATAAAACTTGCGAATAGCTTCTGCACGATCTTTAACTGATTGATCGATAGCGTCTAATACTCTCGGTTCTTCAATGCTTAAAAATGCAGGAGCATGATCATATAAAACAACGGCCGCTTCTAATAGATCAAACTTGTATGTTTCTGGCTTTTCATCATACGTAGCGGTTAACTCAAAGTCTTTCAACCAATCAGTTACTTCTAATACTGCGCTCATCTTCCCTCCGAATATTGTTGACCCTTAGGTCCATTACTGACAAAATCCATACCGGCCATACGACCTTCGTAAGTTCGACCGTTCCAATTCATAAGAACTTTTACGCTCTTATTCAAGACCACTGTTAGATTACGCCCTTCGTTAAAGGCTAGTATTTCAGCTTCTACTGATTTACCACTTGCAACGTTTTTAACGCTACAGTGATCATCGTATCTAGTTCTAACGTTCGACATGCTCGTACTTTCCAGCAATAGTTGCAAGTATATCAAAGTTATCTTCTGCTCGTTTCATAGCTTCGTAGGCCTTTTCAAGTGCAGGATTATTCTTCATTAGTGTTTGTCTGTTTAACTCTAGTGTTCTTTGAGTACGTACCCACTGTAATAGATCTTGTGTTTCTGGATCTAAACTCACAGTGGCATAACTGCTAGATATCATTTGCCAACTGCTACCATTAAACACTTCGATGTTTGTGTTGTTAATACGTAACATTCCAGTCATTGGATTGTTAGGATTTGGGTTAACGTAAGGTAAAGCTGTATCGCCTCCACTTACGATAACTCCTTGGTTACCCATTAAGCCTTTAATCATTTGTACTTGTCATCCAACGCAACATTAGTCAACCCTGCAATCATCTGGAACTTGTCCCATGCATTTTTAGCCGCTGGATTACGTTCTAGTTCACTGCTAGGCAAGACTGCTTCTAACCAAATCTCAGGACGACGACTAGGATGAGCGCCAAACTTGCGTGGCTGGTGCAGTAGGCCTCTTTCCCAAAGTTCAATGCTGACGCTACGGAATTGATCCTCATCATGATAGCCTGCCCATTCAGGATTGCTTTGACTAAAGAATCCTGTGGTGTAACCATTATCAGTACCACCTCCGTAGCCAATCCAAATACCTTCCCACTGTTTGACATCATGCGGATCAAAATCCGTACGAGTGATTAACACTAGAACATCCTCAATGTCTACCTTACCGTCAACGATATCTCTAACGCAACGGCTATAACTAAGTCCGATTTTCATTATAACTCCAATACAATATTAGGGTTCCAGCCAGTTTGCTCGCTGTAACCATCGTTTTCATAACCGCGGGGATTACATACAATACGTGTTTCACCTATAACATAATCAAAAGGGTGATGAGTATGTCCATGTGTCCACAGTTTGATCTGCGGGTGATCCATAATAAACTCACTTAGGTCACTGTGGTAACCGCCGTTCATCAGTGTTTCATGAGCATAGCTCGGATGACAACTTTGAAAACTTGGGCTATGATGACCAACTACAACGCACGTCTTGTCCTTGTGTTCTTGGACAATCAGTTTAATGTAAGCAAGAGTTCTATCGTGGCGGATCGCAACATCTAATGCACTCATAGAGGCATAGTTTCGTTTGTCGTTTTTAATGATGCGAAAGTCGTTCATCATACCTTCAATGGCGTGCATTGTAAGCGGATCACGCTTGTTCATATTAGTCCAAAGTGTTCCACCCACAAATACTACATCGTCGATAATCTTCATGTCTTGCTCTAAAAAGTAGACATTGGGATACTTGGAGCACTCTTCACGTAGGTAATCGATACCTGCGTAGAACTTTCCATTATAAAATTCATGGTTACCGGCAATATAGATAACGTGCGGAAACTGAAAACTGCAACGCTTCAAGAAGTCACGGAATCTCTGTGCGGCCTGTTGTCTACGACCCAACCCGGTACCTGCGGCGATGGCGGCTTGATCCCTAGTATTGTTTGGCTCAGGATGATCGTGTAGATCCTGTGCGATCATAATGTCGCCGCCTAAGATAAGGACATCGCACTTGTCGTCATTAGTAATGTTAATATCACTAAACTCCAAATGCAAGTCTGATACAAGTTTGATTTTCATATTAGTATTATACTACATTTAACGTTTTTTGTCAACATCATTACCCCATTTAAGGATCCAATAGGTGTAATCTTTTTCTTTGAGTTTGGCAACGACTGCATATTGATATCCATAGCTCATTACATCAGCATGTCTGTGCCATTCGGGGGTATCCACTGCTCTAGTCATAACCCATTCACCCATTTCACTATGTTGCCAATCTAACAATGGCTGAGCGGCATACAAGTCTGGGTCTTCAACATCGCCCATTGTAAACTTGTGTACTACTGTCTTGTGGATTCGATGTGCGAAGCCATCTATTACCATAACCTCAAACGTGGGATTTACTGGGATGGAACCTAAATGTCCCTGTGCATCATTCTTCAAAGCCATTCTGCTTTGCGTACTCTGCTCGTTCTGCTTCACGCTTTTCTTCACATGGTTCGCAGTAGGTATGGATCCACCCACCACCTCGGCTTTCACCAATATTGCCACAGCTTTCGCAAGTGACTCCAGTCATGCTTTCTGCCAGTGACACCATGCCACTAATGTAGTCATCGCCGCCTGAGTAGTAAAAACGTAGTGTGCCAAACTTCTCTTTAACTTGATCTAACGTTACTTGTGGAATAGACTCAGGTACTTGTCTAAAGTCACCGGCAACAATTTCTGCCAATCGTTTTTCTTTATACTCATCATTGGGCAGTGCCTTCATGCTGGCTTCAAACAAGTCGAAGTTTCCAGCTTTGGCCTGTGCGGCCATTTCGTTATATTCTGTAGCCCACTTGCGCTGTTTCTCTTTCCAATCAATGTGATGTTGAATATTGCCCATAAGCTGATCCAGGATATTGAACCAACCGTCACCACATTCAAATCCCCAACACATACAAGTTTCTTGCATGTTCTTGTTGCGGTTGACCATCATCTTGGGATACTTCTCACACAACAGTTTATCTAATTCTTGTTTCATCTTAAGGCATCCATTGTTAATTCTTTTCCATATACGTGTGCTACAGGTTTAAGCCAACCGTGCTGAATACATTCATGAATTAAACTGCGATAATTTTCCGGGCATCGCTGACTAATTTCAAAACCGGCTCGTGGACAGATAACAAACTTGTCTTTGAGCGTAAACTTAGGATCGCCCTGTCGTATAGTCCTAATATTACTTTGGTGAGCGGTTATATTCATGCCATCTTATCTACGTTTTGGCCTGGACGATTCATCCGGCGATTCATATCAATTCTTGCTTCTTCATTAGCCTTGAGATTAAGTTTGACACGCTGTTCTTCTATTCGAAGTTCTTCGTGCCGCTTGTCTAGCTTTTTAATCTCTATCTGTTTTTGAATCTCTGCATTTTGAGCAGAGACTCTACTGATTTCTGTCATATCTTTTCTCCTAGTTCAAAACCACGGAATCCTTTGAAACGTGGAAAACGCAAACTATATGTACCGTCCTGATTCTGTGTTACTGCATCTGCACGGACTTCTACAATGTTGCCAGGGAGTAAAGTCCTGCTAGCCCAAAACTCAATGCGATGATCATCAGTAAAACCACTTCCCACATTGACTGAAATAGATTTACCATCGTCAACACCTTCGCAAACAAGAGCGCCGAGACGTCCAACATTTTTTCCTGTACCTTCTTCAACATCTTTAACCTCCAAAGAGACTTCAATAAATGGTTTAAGTTTAAGCCATGCCACACTACGCTTACATTCGTATCCAGCTTCTGGATCTTTGATCATAATGCCTTCATATCCACCTGTGACTGCTTGTGCATTAATTTCTTTATAACGTAACTGACCTTCGTCTGTGTCTAAATCAACTAGTTCGTTAGCAAGTCAAGTGACATTAGGCAAGTCCGAGTGATTCTTCTCCACCCATGCCTGCACCATTTGACTACGAAGTGTCTGACTTTTGTCCCAAGTTCCTTGTTCAAAGGCAGTTAATGGACACATGTCAAACAGATTCAAAATTGCATCATTGGCTTTAACATCGCTTTTACGATGTACCTGTGTCATCAAGTCCTGGAAACTGCTACTCATAATTTCACCATCTAACACTAGATCATATTTAGGTGGCGCCTTTTTAACAACTGCACTAATCTGTTCTATAACGTGTGGAAAATTAACAAGTTCTTTACCATTGCGACTGAACATATCCACCCGACCATCACAACGTACAATAGTAATAACTCTAACTCCGTCGAGTTTAACTTCGATAAGTTTTTTGCCCGATACCTTTGACTCATGATTAGCACTATCGTGAGCAAGCTGACAACCGAATATAGGAATAGCGTAACTAGCATATTTCTTTTCCACTACTTTGTTGATTGTTTTTTCACTAGTACCACAACGCAGATCTTTAATAAGAATACGTCGATACCATCCATTCCATTCATTTTTAGTTGATTGCTTTATAGCTTCAGCAATGGCATCGCGAGCATCGTGGCCGGTGAGGTTACGATCGCGTAGGTTGCCAGCAAGCACAATAAAACTATCCCAACTAAACCCAGGGCCGTCTTCATCTTTTTTCTCCGGAACTTGTTTAACACCAAAAGTGATCATTGGATCTAATGCCAATCGACAACCTTGAAAAAACTCATCATTAGCCATTTCAGCTTGTACCAAAACAATGGCCTCTTTATTCAAACGACTAGGGTGGTCTTCTAAGGTACTAATAACGCGGTAGCAAGGATCGCTCATGATATTCCTTCTGTTTAAAGTTATATTTTACAGCCAAACGAACTCTCTGTCAAGTACTTTGACATAATTTAACTGTGTTTCGGGCGTTTTGGTAGTAAAGTTTACTGAATGTTTCTTTACTTTGGCTCGTATTTGCTGGCTAGACCCAGCAATGCCCAGCAGTTCTTTGCTCAAAAAACTTACCAAATAGTTGCCATCAGTTATGGCAGTATGGCTGAAACAGCCAATTTGAGGAACAGGCTTGCTTTGTATATAACGAATGTTGAGTACAATAGTGTCACCTTCTTGGCCCAAGTAGGCTTTTACTGTATCTTTGATTGCGGACTTGACCAGTTTGTCGTTTACTTCTCGATCATATACCTGAGGAACACTGGCCAGCACTCCAAAGTCTTTCATGGTGATATTTTCGTTTTGCGTAACACCAAAGACTCTGCCCATATAGTCGTTAAGTGTATCTCCAATAACGCCAAAACTAAGTTTTCGAAAGTGTTTGATAATGGCCAACGCTTGATCAATGTCTTCTACTGTAGGGGTAAACTTTAACAGATAGGTACTGCCAGCAAGTTGTGGCATGAGTTCAAAGGTCAGCATGTCTTTGTTTGTATAACTTTGCTGATCACCACCTGTATAACTGCTGGTGCTAGTATAGCCTTTCTCCCTATAGATACAACAGGCAAAGGTCAACGCCTCAACTACTGTAAACGGCATGTCTTTCAAGCTGGCCATTATGCGTCCTGACTGATTAGAATGTGTTTACCGATTTCAAATAGCCCAACCGCACCCGGAAAATCTGCACAGGCCGCATGTATCTGTACATCACCTTCTTCGTCTATACTAGCGGCCACAAACTCAGTTATCTTTCCTTCAACTACTTCATCACGTAGATGGTCAAGAATCTCAAGAAGATCTGCTTTCTTCTTCTCTTTGCTCTTATCTGAAATGCTAACTACTTTCATGGTTATTCCTTTAACTAATAACAGACCAAATTTTTGGTTTATAAAACAATTTTTCTGCAATATCAACTCTAGCTTTGAAATGATCAGAAGTCATAACCCTAATCATTTCAAATCGTTCTTCGGGTGTCATATCTCTGTATAAGATATTAGGACGTAATGGGATGATCATCAAGTTTCTAATATCGTTTACAGGCCCACCCATTGCACTAGGAACAATATGTTGTACACTAGGTTTGTACCACTGTTTTTTAGCAACCTTAGAAGCATCTTTTTCAAAGATATTAATTACAAAATCATTAAACCCTTGACGATAATCTAACGGCTTTAAAAAATAAGGACAAATCCAAGGACATATAGCATACAGTTCTTTATAGTCCACTCCGTAACTACTAGCACGATTATAGGCCCATGGCAGTCGAACATCTTTAAAAGTATCTAATTTAGGATTAGCAAGACTTTCAAAAATCTCTATAGTGCCGTATGCACTTTGTTCTTCTCGACTCCAACTCTTTTTCTTAGATTTTTTTAAATTAGCAGAATGAAGACGGTCAAAGACCGTCTTCGATTCTTCGTCTAAAAGTTCATAAAGAGATTGTGTCTCCTGATTGAGTTTAGACAGTGTCATCGTCTTCTACATCATCAAACCCTTCGATGTCTCCATCTTTTGGATCTGAAAGGAAGTTAGTGTAGCTGAACAGAGCGCCTGAATTGTCTCGAATCTCAGTACCGTCGGTATTCCAGTATGCTTTTGGAATAACAAATATTGATTTGTCAGTGGACTTAATCAAG